AGGACTCAGCACGGCAGGCCCGGAAGGAAGCTATCTTTACCACGCCCTCAAAGTGGCCGGCGTTAAACACGCCACCATAGTCGGCCCTCCAACCGTCTCCCCCGGCAATGTCCTCGTGACCGTCCTTGGATTAACCGGAAACGGCGCACCCTCGGCAACCGTTATCAGCAATGTCACGCAGGCCCTCAACGCCGAAAGCGTCCGCCCGCTCACGGATGCCGTGACCGTGCAAGGCGCATCGATCCAGAACTACACGATCACCGCGACCATTTTCACTTTCCCCGGCCCCGACTCCTCGGTGGTCATGGCCGAAGCCCAAGCCAGCGCCCAAGCCTTCGCCACGCAGAATCACAAAGTCGGCAACGACATCAACCTTTCCGCCATCTTCGCTGCGCTCCATGTGGACGGCGTGCAAAAAGTCAACCTTGCCGCCCCCACGGCCAACATCGTCTGCGACCACACGCAAGCCCCCTTCTGCACCGCGATCAATCTGACATACGGAGGCCTGAGCCAGTAAAATGAGCCGCTCGATTTACCAATATCTCAGCGACCAAGACGGCCTCTTTTGGTATTACGGCCAAGCTCCAGACGCCGCAGCCGTCACGGATTTACTCTGGAACATCCTCAGGCAGGAATACAACTCCTCTGGCCAGCTTGTTGAAACCCGCATCGCTCTTAACACCTCGTGGGAGCAACGCACCAACGCTGATTACCAAATCCCGTCCACGGAAACGGAGGAAATCGCCCCAGACCTCTCGCTGCGCGACCTCCTGCCGTCCAACGCGACAGCGCAAGAGCGATCCCTTTCTCTCGCCACCGCTCGCCTCGGCTCGATTGATACCCCCATACGCTCACTCTGGAATCCCGACACCTGCCCGGAGGCGCTTCTGCCATGGTTAGCCTGGGCGATATCGGTTGACGAATGGGATGCCAACTGGACAACAGCCACGAAGCGGAATGTCATCAAGAACTGCGCCGAGATTCACCGCAAAAAAGGCACCGTCGCCGCTGTCAAAACCCTGCTTAATTCGTTCGGCATTTCGCTTAAGCTCACCGAGTGGTGGCAGACCACGCCGAAAGGGACTCCCCACACTTTTGAAATCGCCCTCGGCTGGCTGCAAACGCCCGCCTCCGTGCAGGACTCAATCACCAAAGCCGTCGCAGCCGTCAAGCCGGTGCGCAGTGACTTCACTCTCTCAGCCCTCGAATCCTTCGTTGGCAGCGTGAACATCGTCGGCATCTGCCGCCCCGCCACATTCAACCGCCTCGATTGTGCTGCCACCTACTAATTTATGGCCCTTCAATTCATCATCACCGACGCAGGCCGCGCCGCCATCGCCCAAGTTGGCGGGGCCATCGGCCCTGTAACCCTTACAAAGATCGCCATCGGCAGTGCAGGCTACACGCCCACAGCCAGCCGCACCTCGCTTCAGGCGGAAATCAAACGCCTCGATCCAAGCGGAAGCAGCGTGCCAGTGCCGGGAACGATCCACCTCACGACGCAGGACGATTCCGCAGATTCCTACTCGGTCAAAGAAATCGGCCTCTATACGAACAACGGCGTCCTCTTCGCGATCTACTCGCAGACAGGCGTGATCCTGACCAAAGGCAGCACCGCATCAGCTCTCTTCGCGCTCGATTTCGTGATGACGAATGTCCCGCCCGGATCAGTCACGGTGGGAGATGCTGGCTTTTCCTACGCGCAAGCCAACGAAACCCGTCTCGGCGTGCTCGCCATCGCCACGACCGCCGAAGCGCAGGCGGGAACAATCGACACCAAAATCATCACGCCGCTCAAAATGGCGCAGGTCACAGCCACAGAAACGCGCCGAGGAGTCATCGCGCTGGCTACCACAGCCGAGGCGCAGGCTCTTGCGCCAGACGACACGAAAGCCCTCTCGGTGGCCCGGCTCGTGGATCGCACGGCAAACACTGGCCGGGCTGGTGTCGTCATCTTGGCATCGAATGCCGAAACGCAAACAGGGACCGATGCCACAAAAGCCGTGACGCCAGCCGCATTGGCATCTCTCACGGCAACCGATGCAAGGTCAGGTCTTGTGGAACTCGCCACAAATGCCGAAACGCAAACAGGGACGGATACAACCCGCGCCGTCACCCCTGCAAGCCTCGCCAGCCGCACAGCGACTGACGCACGAGCAGGCATCGTCGAGCTTGCCACCAATGCCGAAACACAAACAGGGACAGACACAACCCGCGCAGTGACCCCTGCAAGCCTTGCCAGCCGCACAGCGACTGACGCACGAGCAGGCATCGTCGAGCTTGCCACCAACACCGAGACACAAACGGGCACAGACGCCACCCGCGCAGTCACTCCTGCCAGCCTCGCCAGCGCAGCCGCGCTCTTTGTCCCTCCCGGCGCAGTGCTCCCCTTTGCCATGAATGTCGTGCCATCGGGCTGGCTCGCTGCAAATGGCGCGGCGGTTTCAAGGACATTATACCCCGCGCTTTTTACCGCCATCGGAACGATCTACGGCTCAGGCGACGGCAGCACGACATTCAACCTGCCAGACCTTCGCGGATACTTCGTGCGAGGCCAAGGAACAAATTCGGACGGAACGGCAGCGGGGACTTTTGGGGCAAAGCAGGCGGATGACTTCAAGTCGCACGACCACGGAGGTAGCACAGGGGAGGATGGTGGACATAACCACACTTACAACAACACTATTTCAAACTACACGATTAGACAGGGCACAGGAAACAACTGGCCTGATGTTCGCGGAACTTTGGACTCAAACGGACAAACAAGCCCTGTCGAAAACCATGGCCACACAATTACAAGTCAAGGTGGAACAGAAACTCGCCCCAAAAACATCGCGCTCCTCTACTGCATCAAATTCTAAGGAAGTCCCCGCAGAAGACACCAACACACGATCCCCGCACACTCACACCCGCAACCGCAAACCACTAAATCACCATGTCTCAATTTCTCCACGGCGTCGAAGTCCAAGAAATCACGGGCGGACCGCGCCCGATTAAAACCGTTTCCTCATCCGTCATCGGCCTTGTCGGAACAGGCACAGCGCACGCGGATTTTCCGCTGAACACACCCGTCCTCGTCACCTCTCCCACGGGAGTCTCGACCAAGCTCGGACCCACGACCTTCCTCGGAAAAGCCATTGAGGCAATCTACAAGCAGACTGGCGCGGTTGTCGTCGTCGTGCGTGTTGCAGCGGCAGCGGATGTTGCCGGAAGCTCCAGCCTGCTCACAGGCGTTCACGCCCTCCGCAAAGCTCAGGCCGAACTCAATGTCACGCCACGCCTCATCGTTGCTGAAGGCGCGTATGAGACGACCACGATTGACGATGTCAAAGCCGTGGCATCTGCTCTCCGTGCGGTTGTTATCGCTGGCCTCGTTTCCAGCGTTGCCGCAATCGACACCGCGACCGAAGCCTCTGCATGGGTCACAGCAAACGGCAATGATCGCATCTATGGCATCTGGCCAGCCGTGAACGGCGGCCAAGACCCAGCGCCTTATGTCGCCGGTGTCATGGCTCGCATCGATAACGAGCGTGGCTTTTGGTGGTCGCCATCGAACAACGAAATCGCAGGCATCGAAAAAATCGACAAAGCCGTTGATTTCGTCCTCGGTGACACCTCCTCGCTGGCAAATGTCCTCAACCTCGGCAATGTCGCCACCTTCATCCGCAGCGGTGGATTCCGCCTCTGGGGCAACCAGACCGGCAGCACGGACATCAAATACCAATTCGTGAATGTGCGCCGCACAGCGGACCTCATTTTCGACAGCCTCCAACGCGCTCACCTCTGGGCAGTGGATCGCCTCATCAGCAAGACCTACCTCGAAGATGTCACCGAGTCCGTCAACGCCTACCTCGCCAGCCTCAAAAACCAAGGCGCAATCCTCGGCGGCAAATGCTGGGCAGACCCAGACCTCAACACCCCGGCAAACATCCAACTCGGAAAGGTGTTTTTTAACTTCGATTTCACACCGCCTTACCCAGCGGAGCACATCACTTTCCGTGGTGAGCTGACCAACGAATACCTCAAAGAAATCCTCAACTAAAAAAAGACCATGGCAACCGCATCGAACATCCTCAAAAACTATAACCTCTATGTGGACGGACGCGGATACGCAGGCGTCGTCGACGAGCTGCAACTCCCGACCCTCGGCCTTGTGGTCGAAGACTTCCGTGCTGGTGGTATGGACGCCTCCGTGGCCGTCGAAATGGGCCAAGAGAAGCTTGAAGCCTCCTTCGTCCTCTCAGGCTACGAGGAAAATGTCCTCAACCTCTGGGGCATGGGCCAAGGGCAGACCGTGCCACTCGTGGCCCGTGGCGCTCTCGAAAGCCTCGACGGCGCAGTGACGCCCGTGGTCGTTTACATGAACGGAACCATCCGCTCGATGGAACCCGGCGCGTGGAAGGCTGGCGAGAAATCGACCATCTCCTTCACGATGGACCTCCGCAGCTACAAATACACGCAAGCGGGCCGGACCATCAACGACATCGATGTTCCAAACATGGTTCGCATCGTAAACGGAGTGGACCGCCTTGCAGCACAGCGCAACGCAATCGGCATCTAATCCATCGCAAAAATGGCGAGCAAAAAATCCACCGTCGAAATCGAACTCGATTTCCCGATCAAAATTGAAGGCGTCGAATGCCGTCGCCTCACCCTCCGCAGGCCGAAGGTCGGCGACATCCTCGCCGCCGAGGAGGGCAGCAAAGGAGCCAGCGACAAGGAGACGGAAATCCTAACCTTCGCCAACCTCTGCATGATCACGCCCTCCGAAATACGTGACCTCGACCTCGGCGACTATAAAAAGCTCCAGAAAGCCTTCTCCGGTTTTTTAGCCTGACGCGGGAGGACGCCATGCGCGGCACTCTCGCACTGGCCAGCCATACCGGATGGAGCCTCGCAGAGATCAGCGAAATGACCGCCGAGGAGCTTGTGGACTGGTGCGGGAAACTTCCTAAATAAAAAATGGCGACCGAGAAAAAATTCAAAGCAACAATCGAGATCGGCGGGGCCGTTGCTGGCTCGCTGAAATCGTCGTTTGCCGCCGTTACTGGGAACACTAAGATTCTCGGATCGGCGCTCGCAGGACTCAACGCTCAACAGCGCAAGCTGGAATCTTTCAACTCAAAGCAGCTCAAGATCGGCGAGACGCAAAAGAAACTCGCCGAGGCCATGAAGGCCAAAGACACGAGCGGAGTTGAGCGTCTGCGCAAATCCCTCGATCAGCAGCGTGAGTCCCTCAAAAGCCTTGGCGAGGAACTCAAGAAGGCCAAGATCGACACCGGCAACCTCTCAGGCGAAATGGAACGCCTCGGCAGGAAAGCCGACGCGACCAAAAAGGTCATAGACTCGTGGGGCAAGATCAAACCCATCGGGAGCCAGCTTGGCACCACCCTCCGCCGCACCGCAGGCGGCTTCGTGGCCCTCGGAGCCACAGTTGCCGCTGCCAGTGCGGGCATTTGGAAAGTTGGTTCTGCTTTTGGCGACTTTGCAGATTCCGCAGCGGAAGCCGCAGACACGCTGGGAGTGGATACCAACTTTTTGCTCTCCGTAAAATATGCCGCTGCTGATGTTGGCGTTGAGGCGGAACAAGTCACTAAGGCGATTTCTGAAATGAGCATCCGAATGGCGGATGCAGGCGAGGAAGGCAATAAAACAGGTGAAGCACTCCGCGAGCTTGGCCTCGATGTCGGCAAACTCCAAAAAATGGATACCGCCTCGCAGTTCTCAACCATCTCAGAAG